AATGACTATTGACCTTAAAAAATACGTTGACTTTGTTGATGCAACTACATCAAATCCTAGCAAACAATATAGTGATTTTCTCACACGTCTCCACAGTCTTGAAGTGGAGGGATTTCCTACCGAGCGACTGCTTACTGCTGCTGTAGGAATGTCTGCCGAAGCAGGTGAGTTTACTGAGATTGTAAAAAAAATGGTCTTTCAAGGTAAACCAGTAAATGAAGAAAATCTGTTTCACCTGAAGCGTGAACTTGGTGATATTATGTGGTATGTTTCTCAAGCATGTATTGGACTTGATATTTCTCTCGAAGAAGTAATCCAAATGAACTTTGAGAAACTGAGTGCACGTTATCCTGAAGGTGCATTTAGTATTGAACGTTCTGAAAATCGTAAGGAGGGAGATCTGTGACTAAAGAAAAACAGGTAACAATCAAAATGGATGCTCGCACAGCAGCAGCAGTTCGCCAAGTTCTGTTTGATTCCCAGAAAGGATATACTTATGATGAAGTAAGTATTCCTCCTCGCATTTCTGATATTCGAGACGTGATCCAGCAACTTGATGATAATATTGGTTCTGTTTTTGCTGCAGGATAAATAAAAACAAAAATGTCATTAATTGGAAAAAGAAAAGGAAGACCAACTACAAGATCTCAATTTGAAACAATCCTTAAAAAGTTTTTGATATTTTTAAAAAGAGAACTTAAATTTTATTATGACATTCCAATTATTCTTGTGGATGATGTAGATTTTTCTAAAAACAATAAAACTTTTGGAATGATGTATCCAGATAAGATTGTTATTAGTATTGTTAATCGTCATCCATTAGACATTTTAAGAACAGTTGCTCACGAATATATTCATCATAAGCAGCAAAGAGAAGGCAAAAATTTGAATGGAAATGCTGGAAGTGTCAGTGAAAACGAAGCAAATGCAAAAGCAGGAGAAATAATTAGAAAATACTCCAACTTTCAATCTGATTTATTTGACTTAATGCCAATTAGATAATAATTTGGTTCTGTTCTTAACCTTTTATTCAAACCTCCTCTGGGAGGTTTTTTTATAAATATCTAAAAAAGATTAAAAGTAATGAAAACTTTTTTAGAGTTTATTTCAGAAGCAGAAAATGTATCTTCTCAGATTGCTCAACTGAGGGCAAGGGCAAGAATGCTCAGGCAAAAAGGAGATATGAAAGGTGCTTTGGAAGTTGAAAAGCAAGCAGGTGAATTGCAGGCAGGAACTCAAGCAAAAATTGGCGCAGTAAGTAATTCGGATAAACCAAAAGAACCAACAAATCCAAATACTAAAGTTAGAGGATATGCATCAAAACCAAGAGATGTGGTAAGTAGAGTTGGAACTACTTCTGATGTCCAAAGAACAGATTTGCCAGCAGAACCTGATGTTGTTACTCAGCATAGATATGTTAAAAAAGGAACTGCTGGAGGAAGAGGAACTAATATTAGTAGAACTGGAAGAACATATGGTACAAGAGGATAATATTATAAATATCCATAGAACACTATAAGTAAGAACAAATGAACTTCAAAGATATTGTATCTCTTCATGAGGCATATGTTGCCGTTTATGATGAAGAACTGAGAGATGAATTAGAATCTTCTTCAATTCAGGAAGATCTTTCTTTCATTGATGATCTAAGTGATAATGAACTTGATCTGGTAATGGAAGATCTTTTTGTATCTGGAGATATTGACATCAATGAGTGTTTTGATTCTTTGGATTATGTTCTATCTGAAGGAAGAGTAGATATGTCTGCTCGTACCGCAAGAGCGCGAGCATATGCACAATCATCCGAAACCGCGGCAAGAGAAGCAAGAAATAGGGCATCGGCAAAAGAGAGATCAGAAAGAAGAGCGGAAAGAATTGGTAGAATTACTCAGGCAGCTCAACGTGTTGGTGAGAGACTAGCATCTCCTGCACGTTCTACTGGAGGAACTTCAGCATCTGCTAGAGTTGGTCAGGCAAGTCAAAAAGTCAGATCTGCAGCACAACAAGTAAAAGGATTCTTGGGTAAAGTTGGAAGAACAGCAAAAGCTGGTTATGAGGCGGCTAAAAAAGAATTCAGCGGACAAGCAGGAAGAGAGGCACGAGCAAGAACAACTGGACGCCAAATGAGAAGAGCAGCAAGAGCTCAAAGAGGTAGAGATACTTCTGAATTTGAAAGAAACCCAACATGGAGACCTGGTGGACAAAATGTAAACAGAACATTTAAACCTCAACAAGGTCCAACGCCAGCAGCAAAAAGCGATGAATCAAAACCAACGTGGAGACCTGGTGGGCATAATTTTGCAAACAGAACATTTAAACCTCAACAAGGTCCAACGCCAGCACCAAAAGGTCCAAGATCTCCTGCTCCTTATAGAAATGTAGGCAAAAGTGATGATAAATCTTCTTCATCTGGTAGAGCACTTTCTGGATCATCTGTAAAAGCAGCACTCCCTCCTGCAAAGGAATCTGATAGAAGAGCGGCCGCAAAAGCAAAATTACAAAAAGCATCTGCGGGTTCAACTGCCAGAGGAATTAGGTTTGCTGGTGAAAGAGTTGGCCAATTGGCAACACAAAGAGCACATACTGGCAGACAAAGCGCATTAGAGAAATTCAGAAAGAAAGCAGGTATTAGTGAAGATATCTTCAATGATATTCTAAACATAATCTTTGAAGAAATGATTCATGAGGGTTATGTTGATTCTTATGAGAATGCACTTTATGTTTTTGAGTCACTTTCAGAGTTTGAAGTTCAAGATATTGTTGAGTCTTATCTAGTTGAAGAGATTGAAACCGTTGATCTTTATGATGTTGTTCTTGAGCATCTTCTTGATGAAGGATTTGCTGAAACTGAAGATGAGGCAGCAGTTATTATGGCAAATATGAGTGAAGAGTGGAGAGATGAAATTCTCGATGAAGGATTTAAGAGAATGGATCGTGCAAAGATTGAAAGACAAGCAAGAAAACTTGGTGGTGATAGAGGAGATGTTCTCCGTGCCGTTGCCGACAAAATGGATACTGAAGTTGAGCGTAAGTACTCGACAAGACAAGCAAGATTGAATAGAGCAGGTGGAGCTGGTAGCGAGTATAGAAAGGCACAAGAACTTAGGGCAAGAGATGATGCCAAGGCAGATTTCAAAAAATATGGTCTTCGCTGATTGAAAATATAAAAATTAAAGAGGGTTTAATTACCCTCTTTTTATATTTTATGAAGGGGATATAGCTCAGTTGGTAGAGCGCGGTCTTTGCAAGGCTGATGTCAGGAGTTCGAGCCTCCTTATCTCCATATAAATATAAGAAAACGTAAAAATAAATATAAGTATATAAAAAAATAGTATGAAACGTTTCTTCCAATTTTTATCCGAAGCAAGAGTATCGCAGGCATCATTGCAGGCGAAAAAACTTGGTTTGGTTGGTGATAATCATGGTGGATGGTTAGATCGTAGTGGAAGGCAAGTAGCGAAAACTGAAGATGGGAAGTTAAAGTTTCTTGATGGAAGGCAAGCGGGTTCTCCAGAAGAGAAAGGTCCAAAACAAGCAACTGGTCCTGTTCCAATGGCACGTAGACAAGCATCTAGTGCTTCAGTTCCACGTGCCCTTCCATCACAAACACCTCCAGAAGAGGAAAAACCAGAGGAAAAACCAACTCTCACAATTGTATTGGGAAGATTTAATCCTCCTACAATTGGACACGATAAAACATTTAATATTGCTAAAAAAGTTTCTGTTGGTGGAGATTTAAAAATATATCCATCAAGAACTCAAGATCCAAAAAAGAATCCATTAAATCCTGAAGTCAAAATTCAGTACATGAGGATGATGTTCCCTGATTATTCTGATAATATAATTGATGACCCTGATATGGAAAGTATTTTTGATGTATTAATTACCGCTTCTGAGGATGGGTATGGAACTGTAAATATTGTTTGTGGATCTGATCGTCATGGTGAATTTGAAAATCTATCTCAAAGATATAACAAAGAATTATATAATTTCGATTTGATTCGTGTTATATCTTCGGGAGTTAAGGATACGGAAGCTGAAGGGGCAATGGGAGTGTCTTCTTCAAAAATGAGAAAAGCAGTAATTGATAATGATTTCTCGACTTTTAGAAGAGGGACACCTAAAACTCTTAGTAATGCAGAAACTCAAGCTCTGTTTGATCAAGTAAGACAGGGAATGAAAATTAAAAAAACAAAAACTCAAAAAGAAAATTATAACCTTTGGGAAATAGCTCCAAAACTTGATGTTCAAAATCTTCGCGAAAATTATATAACTGGAAGAATTTTTAAAGTTGGTGATGTTGTTGAAAATTTAAACACAGGATTAGTCGGTGAGGTAATGCGTAGGGGAACAAATTATTTAATTTGTGTCACTAAAGAAGGTTATATGTTTAAGTCTTGGATTAAAGATTTGATGGAATATACTGAAGTTAAAATGGATTCTCCTATGAGAGATAAAACTCATCCAAATACTCTTGTTGGAACTTTGGGGGCATTTAAACATTATGCAAAAATGACACCGGGTGTAATTGGAACAAATAGTCAATACCTTCAAAAAGGTGGTAAAGCATATGGAGTCAATTTTATAAATAAGTATAAGGCAAAAAAAGCAAGCACTCGTTAAAATGGACTCTAATAATTTAAACGATATTTCCAAGATCTATTTGGAGCAAGTTTCCATGCAACTTGACGAAAAGAAAAAGGAAAAACCAAAGCGTTGGTGGGATGATGATGGCAATGGTATTGGATATGAAGAGGGGGAAGTTTCTGGTAGATTTAAGAGAAAGAAAATTAAAGAAGCATTAATTGGCGGTCAGACTAAAATAGATGTTGCTGCTCCTTATGGGAAACTAACATCTTCTGATTTTAAAGAACTTCGTAAAGGAAAAAAGAAAAAGCAAGTAAAAGAAGGTTTCTCAGATTGGAGAAAAGATCTTATTGAAGTAGCAGATAAAATTCCATCAAAAGATCAAGATCAAAAAATTGTAGAAAAAGAAATCAATAATAAAATTGATATAAATCCAAAACTTAATCTTGGAGAAAGAGTTGATCAACTTGGTGGAACTCTTCTTGAAATTTCTGAAATCGAAGATTTTGAGGGAGTTTTTGACGATTTATCTGAATCTGAAATCTTTTTATTATCTGATCAATTAATTGAAGAAGTAGTAGAAGAATTTTTCTACGAGTGTCTTGAAGAAGGATATGATCTTGGAGAAGTAGAAAATACTCTTCTTGAATCATTAGAAATCTCATCTGCATTATTAAATGAAGAAAGAGTAACCTATGGTCATGATACTGATGTTAAGAGTAATCGACTGGAAAAAGTAAAGACTGCTGTTAAAAACACGGGTAAAAAACTTGTTCGTGGTGCAGGATATCTTGGTGGACTTGCTGTAAGAGGCGCTAAAGCAGTAGGAAGAGAATTAGGTGCTGGGTATAAGAGAGGAAGACGTGGTTCTTCAGGATCTTCTAGTTCTTCTGGTGGATCTTCATCAAGTTCTGGTTCTTCTGGTAGATCTTCATCAAATTCTGGTTCTTCTGGTGGATCTTCATCCGGATCTTCTGGATCCCCATCAGGTTCTGGTTCTTCATCAGGTTCTGGTTCTTCTAGTTCTTCTAGTGGATCTTCATCGGGTTCTGGATCTTCAAGACCTGGTTTACTTGGAAGAATTGGATCTAAGTTAATGAGAGGACTTGCAAAGGCGGCAAAATCAGTATCAAGAAGATCAAGAAACTTTGCTCGTGGACTAGAACAGGGATCCTCATCAGGTTCTGGTTCTTCTTCTCCAACAACTCAATCCACAACTTCTCAGCAACAAAGACCCAGAGTAACTCAAGGTCGTGGAGTAGAAACACCAAGTTCAGTCCATTCAAAATCTGGAGTAAGGACTGCAAATCCACGTAGCGGTATTGGTAGTGGCAAAAGAGTAGAAGTTGCAGGAGAACGTAAAAAAGAACAACCAGTTCAAAGAGTTTCTGTTAGGGATGTGACTCCGCCAAAAGCACCAAAAGCACCTGTAGGAACTTCTGAAAATCCAAGAGTAGGACAACCCGCATCAGATAAACCAAAACCAAAATCAGAACCAAAATCAAAACCAGAACCAACAGTAAGAACAGTATCGACTAAAGGATTTGGTAGTTTCAAACCATCATCAAGTGGAGAAGAAGCATACCAAAAGGAAAAAGAAAAGCAAGAAACTGCAAAGAGTGTAAAGAAATCAAGAACTAGATCGTCTAGTAAGAAGAAAATAAAAGAACCAAATCCAAAAAAACCTGGAGTACCTTCATTAGATGATCTCCTAAAATCTGAAGAATTTGAACTTGAAGAAAAAACATTAACTGCTGCTGAATTGAAAAAAAGAGAAGAAATTGCAAAATCTATGAATTTAAAGGATTTTGAAAAAAGATATCCTGGTCGTGGCATGGAAGTTAAAATGGCTACTGCAACAAAAATTGCCAAAAAGATTGCTGAACAAGCAGTGGAAATTCCACCAAAGGGTCAGCAATCTAATCAATCTGATGCCGAACAGAGAAAAGTTAGTCAACAAAGAGATAAACAGAGACAGCAAGAAGTTCAAATTCTTCAAAGAAAACTTCAGGCATTAAGATCTGCCCCTAAAGGCGTAGATACTGATATTACAGCTTGAATTCCTAAATAGTTCCGAATCAACTTATACGGAGGTCATTATGGGAGTATTAGTAGAGGTTGTAAAACCACTTCTTTTAGCAGCAATGAATTCTTGCCATACAAAAAGACTTGTTTGTGAACTTCTTGATCGTTATGTAAATACTACTGATAATGATATCGATGATCTAATTGCAGGCACAGTGAGAACTGCGCTTCTTAAAGGTTGTAAGTGATTGATTTTTTAAAATAAATTACAAAGGAGACCAAAAGTAAGGTCTCCTTTTTTTATAAATATTCATATCAAATAATTTTTACGGGAAAAAACATGGCACTCTGGGGAGACAAAGATAACATTTTTTCTGGTGGAACAGTATCTTTAGATTACCAAACTGGCGTTGTTACTGGAAGTGGTACAACTTTTGGTAATGTTGGTGCCGCTGGAACTGGAGATGTTATCCGCTTTGGCGATGTTGTTGGTGGCACCTATTATGGTGATGCTGTAATCGTTGGTATTGCTAGCACCACTCAATTATCAATTGGTTCAACCAATGGTCTTAGTGGAGCTACCATTTCTGGAGCTCAGTTCACTGTAAACCAGGAACCAAAGTATACTATTCTTGATGTTTACTATAGTCAGAAGCACGAAGGTTCTGCTGGAGAGACAATCAATGCTGTTGTGACAACTGCATCTGCTCCTGGAGCATCAATCGGAACCAGCATCGTTGCTGTTGCTAGCACAACTGGAATTCTTGTTACAGATACTCTTACTGCTAGTGGTGGAGTCAGTGCTGTAGTTTCTTCAATCGGTGCTACAACTGTTTCACTTGGATCAACAATTTCAGCAGGAATCACGACTGGTGCAACTATTACATTTACACGTGTAACTGGTGGGCGCAATACTTATGTTGCTGGTGTTGCAACTGAGGGTGTTGGTGCTTCTGCTGGAACTGTATATGAAATTGGTGCAGGATGGGTTGGAGTTACCACCTATAAGGATGCTGAAGGTAACTTGAGAGTTAAGAAGGAAATTCTTGTTGCAATGTCTGGTATCCAGACTGGAAACGTTCCTATCTATGACGCAGATCCAACTGTATGATATTAATAGAATATGTTATTTGATGAGTTGAATGAGGATAACTTTCTTTTATTTGCTATTAAACATTATGAAAATCCTCAGGCAGTAACAAAAGAAGACTTTGAAAAAGACTTAAATCATTTTAAGTATATTAAAAGATTATTGAAACGATATAAGAATACAGGTCAGTTAAAATCTCATCTTATTCTTAATCATTTTATTATTCTTTATAATATTTTTGGTGATGCAACGACTCCTATGCTTTTCTATAAGATAGAAGAGGATTTGTGGTCCGCAATGAAAACATTTATTATATTTCTTGGAAAACTGCCTGAGTATCCAAAATGTTATATTCACGACGTACAAGTTGATTTAAACTGTCTCTCCGAATTGTATAAAATCTACAATGAAAAAGAAGAAAATTGATAAAGTTATTGAAGCATTTCGCAACTATAGAAACTTGAAAGAAGAGGGGATGGTTGCTGGACCAACTAATTCTCTTGCTGGAGGTAAAATAGCAGGAACTGTAGAAGCGGGAGATTCTCCTCCAGTGGATTTGCGAAGAGGTAAAAGAAGAAATTGGAATCCATTTTTTAAAAATATGGCAAAAATGCAAAGGAGAAATAAAACAAATTAATAAATAATAATAAAACTACTTGAGTTATTTGTTTTTAGTAGTATAGCAAAAATAACTCATGTCAGAGATGTTTAATTCAAATACTTCTACAGACACTAAAATTGCTGTTTTGGAAGAAAGACTTTCTTCATATGAGATTATGATGAGAAAGATTGACGAAGCAATACAGATTATGGGTAAAACTAGTCAAAATATTAGTAAAATGCTTGCTGTTCATGAAGAAAGAATAGAACAATGTCATAGGGCAGACGATTATATTGGCAGACTAATTGAAGAATTAAAATTAGAAAATAAAGATCAACATGATGCAGTAACTGAAAGAATAGAAAAAATAGAAAGTAAACTAGAAGAAGTTATAAAGTTTCGTTGGATAATCATTGGAGTTTTTGCTGTTATTTCCTTTGGATTTTCTCAATCTCGTATGGTTATAGATCTTCTAACACCAGATTCTTCTCAAGTACAAATACAAAAATAAATAGTTGAGTGTTGGCGACATGGCCAATGAAAACTAAAAATAAGACAACGATTTATTCCCTTCAAAAAATTACAAATTCAGTTATAAAGTGGACGGGTCTTATAACTGTTTTGTGTCTTGACAAGACCAGATAGTCTGGTAGAATAGATGGACACCTCACTGTATTGTCATGGATTTTGTTGATGTTAAATACATCAATTTGATATCTGGTAGATTTCAAAAGTTTAAAAAAGTAAAACCTAATCTTTATAATTTTCGTTGTCCTATTTGCGGCGATTCCCAAAAGAATAAAAATAAAGCAAGAGGATATTTGTATCAGGTAAAAAATAATACAAATTTCAAATGTCATAATTGTGGCATCAACATATCTTTTAATAACTTTTTAAAACAGATTGATCCTGTAGTCTATAAGCAATATACCTTTGAAAAGTTTAAAGAAGGTCATACTGGAAAAAACTTTACAGCAAAAGAACCTGTATTTAAATTTCAAACGCCAAAGTTTAAATCAAAAATAAATTTACCTAAAGCATCATCAAACTTTGATGCAAAGAAGTATCTGGAAAGTAGAAAATTAAATCCAGATAACTATTATTACACCGAAAAGTTTAAGGAGTGGACCAACTCTCTTCGCCAAACATTCGACAGTACAGATAAAGATGAACAAAGGATTATTATTCCTTTGTTTTATCAAAATAATCTAGTCGGATTTCAGGGAAGAGCACTTGGTCCCAGTAAGGTTAAATACATCACTATAATGCTTGACGATGACGCGCCAAAAATCTATGGTCTTGATGAAGTCCAAAAAAGTGAAACTGTCTACATCACCGAAGGTCCCTTCGACTCAACCTTCGTTCGCAACGCAATTGCTTTGTGTGGAGCTGATGGTGATGTTACTAAGTGGGGTATTCGCGATTGTGTTTGGATATACGATAACGAACCACGTAATACAGAAATCCTATCAAGAATTTCCCGAGTTATCGAAAATGGACAAAAAGTTGTCATCTGGCCTTCAACAATAAAAGAAAAAGACATTAATGATATGGTTCTATCTGGACTTGATGTTCAGAATGTGATAGAATCTAATATCTACTCTGGATTAGAAGCAAAACTTAAATTTACTGCCTGGAAGAAAGTATGAGTAACGGTACAAAGGTTAAAAAACGTGATGGACGAATTGAGTCTCTTGACCTAGATAAAATGCATCTAATGGTCGAAGAATCCTGTAAGGGTCTTGCAGGTGTCTCTGCGAGTCAAGTTGAGATGACTTCTGGAATTCAATTCTATGATGGAATCACTACTGCAGAGATTCAAGAAATTCTGATTCGTAGTGCAAGCGATCTAATTGATCTTGATCATCCCAACTATCAATACGTTGCTGCACGTCTGCTTCTTTTTTCTGTGCGTAAGCAACTGTATGGAAAAATGAAGGAACTTCCTACACTTGAGCAGCATATTGTTCAATGTGTTACTTCGGAAGTTTATGATAATGATATCTACAACAAGTATTCTCAAGAAGAGATTAATCGCGCTGATTCCTATATTGATCATGATCGCGACTTCTTATTCACTTATGCAGGTCTACGTCAGGTCGTTGATAAGTACCTCGTGCAAGATCGAAGCGGTGGTGGAGTATATGAAACTCCGCAATTTATGTACATGATGATTGCTCTGACTATTTTTGCAGAGTATCCAAAGGAAACCAGAATGTCATATGTAAAGAGGTATTATGACGCAATCTCAAAGCACAAAATCAACATCCCCACGCCTATCATGGCAGGAGTACGAACGCCACTTCGACAATTTGCTAGTTGTGTTCTTGTTGATGTTGATGACACCCTCGATTCTATCTTTAGCAGTGATATGGCTATTGGTCGATACGTTGCACAAAGGGCGGGAATCGGCATCAACGCAGGTCGCATCCGTGGCATCAACAGTAAAATTCGAGGTGGAGAAGTTCAGCACACAGGTGTTGTCCCTTTCCTCAAAAAGTTTGAAGCGACTGTCCGATGCTGCACTCAAAATGGCATCCGAGGTGGATCAGCAACAGTCCACTTCCCAATCTGGCACCAAGAAATAGAAGATATTCTTGTTCTTAAAAATAATAAGGGTACGGAGGATAATCGTGTTCGCAAACTTGATTACAGCATTCAGATCAGCAAACTTTTTTATGAGAGGTTCATTCAGGATGGTGAGATCACGCTTTTCTCCCCTCATGATGTACCTGGACTTTATGATCGCTTTGGACTCCCTGATTTTGATGAACTCTACTGTGCATATGAAAAGGATACGTCCATTAAGAAAAAAACTATTAAAGCACAGGAACTCATCCTTAATCTTCTTAAAGAACGTGCGGAAACGGGTCGTATCTACATTATGAATATTGACCACTGCAATTCACACTCTTCCTTTAAGGATAAGGTTGAAATGAGCAATCTTTGCCAAGAGATTACACTTCCAACTTATCCAATCCAACATATTGATGATGAGAATGGGGAGATTGCACTTTGCATTCTTTCTGCTATCAATGTAGGAAAGGTAAAGTCTGATGAAGAACTTGAGGAACTGTGTGATCTTTCAGTTCGCGGTCTAGATGAATTGATCGACTATCAGAAGTATCCTGTACGCGCTGCAGAACTTGCTACAAAGGCACGTAGATCTCTTGGAATAGGTTTTATTGGTCTTGCCCATTATTTGGCAAAACTTGGATTTAATTATGATTCTCAGGAAGCTTGGGATGCTGTTCATGGACTCTCTGAGTCGTTCCAATATTATCTCTTGAAAGCATCTAACCAACTTGCAAAAGAAAAAGGATATTGTGGATATTTTGGACGTACTAAGTATGCTGATGGAATTCTTCCCATTGATACCTATAAAAAAGATGTAGACGAAATTTCTTCTATTAAATTGCAACATGATTGGGAAACTCTTAGAGCATCAATCCTGGAACACGGTCTCAGACACTCAACATTGTCCGCACAAATGCCATCGGAGAGCAGTTCCGTTGTGTCAAATGCAACAAATGGAATCGAACCTCCTCGTGGATTCTTGTCCATTAAGAAGTCGAAGAAAGGTCCTCTTAAGCAAATCGTTCCTCAGTATCAAACACTTAAGAACAATTATACGCTTTTGTGGGATATGCCTAGCAACGTTGGTTATATTAACATTGTTGCTGTTATGCAAAAATTCTTCGATCAAGCGATTTCTGGAAACTGGTCATATAATCCAGAAAATTATGCCGATAATGAAGTTCCTGTGTCAGTAATGGCAAATGACTTTTTGACTACATACAAGTACGGGTGGAAAACTTCTTACTATCAAAACACTTATGATATTAAGACTGATGAGGTAGTAGAAGAGAAACCCAATCTTCAAGATTTGCTAAGTGAGTTAAGTTCAGTAGAGGAGGGAGAGTGTGAATCCTGTGCAGTTTAAAATTTCTTCAACAGAAGAACCTCAAACAAACATCAAAGGAATGACCGTTTTTAACACTGAAAAAGTAGATACCAAAAAGCAACCAATGTTTTTTGGTAAACCTCTTGGAGTTCAAAGATACGATTCATACAAATATCCAATCTTCGATAAACTGACTACCCAACAACTTGGATACTTCTGGAGACCCGAAGAGGTGTCTCTCCAGAAGGATCGTGGAGATTATCAAACACTTCGTCCAGAACAAAAACACATCTATACTTCAAATCTGAAGTATCAGATTATGCTTGATTCTGTTCAGGGTCGTGGTCCTGGTATGGCATTCATTCCTTATTGTTCTTTGCCTGAACTTGAGGCATGTATGGAAGTGTGGGGATTTATGGAAATGATCCACAGTCGCTCATACACATATATCATCAAAAACATTTATTCGGACCCTTCTGAGGTATTTGATACTATCATTGGCGATGAGCGTATTCTAGAACGTGCTAAGAGCGTTACAGAGTCATATGATGACTTTATTCAATCAGCACAGCAATATGGTGTGTCTGATACCTGGATGCATAATCTTGAAGGAGTATCATACGCAAAGGAAACAATCAATGACGTTAAACGAAAACTCTATAGAGCAGTCGCAAACGTTAATATTCTTGAAGGTATTCGCTTCTACGTTAGTTTTGCTTGTAGTTTCGCCTTTGGTGAACTTAAGCTTATGGAAGGATCCGCTAAAATCATCTCTCTTATCGCAAGGGATGAAAACCAACATCTAGCACTTACTCAGAACATTCTGAATAAGTGGAGGGAAGGTGACGATTCCGAAATGCAAAAAATTATGAAAGAAGAGGAAGAGTGGACGTATAAAATGTTTGATCGCGCTGTAAATGAAGAAAAGAAATGGGCAGATTATCTGTTCAAAGATGGCAGTATGATCGGACTGAACGATAAACTTCTTCAACAATACGTAGAATGGATTGCAAATAGAAGACTTAAAGCAATTGGATTAAAACCCCAATATGATATTTCAGCAAACAATAATCCACTTCCTTGGACTCAGCACTGGATTTCCTCTAAGGGTCTCCAGGTTGCTCCCCAGGAAACGGAGGTAGAATCCTACGTTGTAGGAGGAATCAAACAAGATGTTACCAAAAATACTTTCTCAGGATTCAAATTATGATGAATGGTGCGAGCAGGAAATCCTGAACGCATATAGAGAAGCAGCAGAGTGTGATGAGTTTATGTTTGGAGACTATGACTATTGTAAAGAATGGTTAGGTGCAAATAACTAATTACACATAGATAGAGGAGGTTATGCCTCCTTTTTTTTATGTCTAAAAATCAACTGACTAAAGATGAAATTAAAGTTCGTGTTTTAAAGTTAAAGGATAATCTTTATAAAGATCATATTAGACCAGAAATGGACATGAAAGGACTCGCTCATAAATATCTGAACGAAGTTCTTGATATTATTGATGAGTACAGATATTAGTCTTTTACGAAAAATATAATTCCTTCTTCTAATTGCTTTTTATATTTTTGATGTCCTATTTTATTTTCTTTTAGATAAGATACAACACTTTCCCAAGTTTTAGTTCCATCACTTACTTTTTTATTTCTTGATGTTGTAAGTGTTTTTTTATGTTCATCTGTAAGTTTTTTTCCATACATAGGATTTCCTTCTCCTTTGTACATATCACTTAATTTTTGTCTTACCTCTGGTCTATAAACTGGATTGTATGATTTATCTTTCATCTTTTCACTTCTCATATCACAAAATTTATCATTCTTCATAACAACCTCATAAATTCCTGCTCGTTCGCTTACAAAAAATCTTCCCTCAATATTTGTGTTATAATAATCATCAGTCATTAGAACATCTCTTTTGAATTGCTCCATAGTTTCGTAGTAGGACATAGATTTTTTATGAGGACATAGGTAAAGTATTTCTCTTTCAAATTTATCTTTACCTATAAGTTTTACATCTTCATTCAATTCATCACAAGAACCAAAGTAATTTTTCCAATCACTTTCTTTTGTTTTTCTCCTACCAGTTTTTTTATCTTTTCTTCTTGTCCAAAAAGATTTTTTGCCAATATATTTTCTATTGTTTGTTAAATTTGTTATTAGATACACAAATCCCTCTATGCCTTTCGGAGCATCTACAAAATCTTCGTCATTATATTTCCAAGTCATAGAAATACTTTCTTCCATTAAAACTATTTATACTGAAAATGTTTTTAAAATTACTAAAAATTATCAATTGGTTCTTGACAAGACAGAAGAGTGCTCCTATAGTGGAGGAACCTGCTTCCGAAAAGACTATTATGAACGCAACGACTGAAGATATTGTTGCTCACGTTAGGTCGTGGTCTCTTGACCGTGCTGCTGATATGAGTGTAGATAAGGAAGATGCACGTGCCATTCTTGCTGAATTTTATGAATGGATTGAACCAGAAAGTGATGAACTTGAAATCGTTTCATTGGAACCAGAAGGTTGACAGATTCTAAATAAAAACTTATAATGTCAAAATCCCTGTTATGAGCAGGGTTTTTTATTATGAGACTTTGATTTTGATTTAGAGCCGTGGAAAGTGCCCTTTGAGAAAAGGGTGTACCCCCTTTCTATACGGATGTAGAGTTCTGTTAAATTTAATGCTTTTAAAAACACTTTCAATTCTTGCCATTGCCGCTGCAGGATTAGCACCCCTTCAAGCAAAGGCAGCGAGCGGATGTTCCCTCGCATCGCATTATGGTATTGGTGATGGATATCACGGGCAGACAACTGCCAATGGCGAAAGATACAATGCTTATGGTAAATCAGTAGCACATAAATGGCTTCCTTTTGGAACTAGATTGCGTGTAACTAATCAATCTAATGGAAGAACGGTAATTGTGCGTGTTAATGATCGCGGTCCTTATGTCGCGGGTAGAGACCTTGACTTGTCTTATGGTGCATTCTCTACTATTGCCTCACCTAGTCAAGGTGTTGCTAGGATTTGTTACTCGCGAGTATAATGATCTAAAAGTTTAATAATAAATAGAGGAGAGCGATTGCTACTCCTCTTTTTTTATGATCAATTTTAACTTCGGGAAGAAGAGACCGGATAAGAAGCAGGTAATCCTTATAAGCGCCGTATTGGGCGTTATGGTAGCAACACTCTCCCAATGCACCGGAGCACCCCAGGAGCGCCTCCAGGACCTTCTAGACGAGGTTCAGAGGGTTCTGTTCCCAGGTACCATAATCAATGAGGTTCTGCTCCAAGATCCTGGTGTGGTGGATAGGAGAGTTCAGAGAGACGTGGATAAATCCATTCGTGATTATGAACGCTTGACAAGAGACTCAAATCCACCTAGAGTACCTTTGCCGCGGTTGATCGAGAAAGCTCTAGATACTTCTAAGTGTTATACTGAAGAGTGTAAGAAACTTGGAGGAGAAATGAGACTTTGTTCACCTTGGGTAGATGGATGCTTAGACAGTTCTACAACTGACCTAAGTAAGTAGACAAAGATTCTGAATCAGTGTATTATTAAAAGGTGGTTGAGAGATCACTTGTAACTTGAAAACTTAAAATCTTGGGTAGGTGTCCGAGTGGTTAATGGAGGTGGACTGTAAATCCACTGGCTCTGCCTACGGGGGTTCAAATCCCTCCCTGCCCACCTTGGTCTCTTCGTCTAGCGGTTAGGACATCACCCTTTCACGGTGCAGACACGGGTTCGATTCCCGTAGAGACTATTGGGAGATTATCTCAATTTCCCACTTGACAATCAAATCCAAGTCTGGTATGATTGTTTCATGAGCGGTGAGGGTCCAAACCTCATATAAGTCTCTCCCCTC